TGATGGTAGTCGGCCATGGCTGGCTCCTGCATGGGTTAGCGGGCGCGGGTAGGTTGAGCGTGCTGTGCTGCCATGCTTGCGGGTCACGGCGACCAGGGCGAGCGGTGGCTGTTGTAGATCGGCGATTTACAACAGGGAGGGGCCGGGATCGGGCAGGGGCCGCCGCCGGCAGCATCTGGCGCGGTGCCGACGATGCCGATCACGCCCGAGCGCACGGCCTGGATGGTCCGGGTGCCCTCGTTGATTTCGACGACGCGGACGCCGTGATGATAGTCGGCCATGTGGCGGCTCCTGCAGGGCTATGGCTGGGCGGTTCTGTCGTCACGGTGCCGCGCGCGTTGGTGGTCGGCTAGCGGCGGCTGTTGTGGGGCGGCGGCGTCACAAAATGAGCGGCGTCTCGAGCGCTCCGCCTCCTTCACCAACGTCACGCACTCAGCAAACAGCCGGCGTCGCAGTCGGAATGTGTCGGCATGCTTGGCGTAGGCATAAAAGGACTGCATGCGCCTGAGCATGTCGTGTCGAGTAGCTCGACCCTCTTCGATATGCCGAGCAATGCGCTTGGCGTCGCGGCGAAACCGGACGATGGCGCGCTTACGCAGCAGGCGATGTGTTGGCCAGATGCGGTACCCGAGATAGTTTATGCCCTGGCTGGCCCGGTGGATGCTTAGCTTGCTGAACCTCAAGCCCAGCTCTGCGGACTTGCGCTCTAACGCTGAAGCAAAAAGCTGAGCCTCTATGTGAGTCGAGAATATGGCAACGATGTCATCCATATAGCGCATGTAGCGCCGCGCGCGCCATTCACGCTTCGCCCATTGATCGATTTCGCCGCCATTCAGATTGGCTTTCCACTGGCTGCTAAGATTTCCCAGCGCGAGCTCTACTGGTCCCGCGATACTGTCAACGATAGCGTCCAGCACTAGTAGGGTGCGGCGGCATGCGATCTTGCGACGGTAGATGCGCTTCACGTCACAGTGACGAATGTTTTTGAAGTATTTGCTCCAGTCACTCTTAACTACCCAGATGCTTTCAAGTGGCTGGCTTTTGCTCATGTCGCGCACCCAGCGCTGCACTCGGTCTGCACTGTTGTGGGTGCCTTTGCCTTTGCGGCAAGCGCGGGCATCTTCGATCAGGCATTTATCCCAAATAGGCTCCAGAATATTCATGACCGCATGCTGCACGACACGATCACGATAGGGCGCAGCCATGACGTCACGCTTTTGCGGCTCATAGATAACAAAGTCCCGGTACTCTCCCATGCGGTAGATGCCGGCCAGCAGTTCGTTCTGTATGCCGCCAAGGTTCGCCCACAGATCGGCGCTAAACTCCGCCACCTCATCCCTGTCACGCTTCCCTTTCCGCGCCTTTTTGTGCGCCAATAACAGATTGTCCCAATCGGCAATCTGCTCAATCAGGTGGTCATGCCGCCTACCCATGGTTTCCCTTATAGTGATTTGGACGGGCACGGCTTTGTATCGCGATGCCCGGCCCGTTATTGATGTTCGAGCGTTTGCCCTGGATAGCGCGGCTGATCCATCAAGGATGCTGTGTTCATGGGATTCCGCCCACGCCTCTATCGATGCTGCACCTGTCTGTATCACTGACACCGCGCACGGTCACATTGCCATTCGCATTCCACGGATTGTTATTCGTGTTGAGCGTGGACGCGCCGCAGCGCTGCCCGTTGTCGTATTGCCCACCGGCGATGCACTGTCTCCAATCGTCGTGGTTGACCTGGTGTCGAAGCCCGCACTATCCATTCCTGCTACTTATCCATGACCCTGCTGCGCCATGCAGCCGTCATGGACCCTATCTGGTACAGCAACCCTCCTTTTCCATTGCTGCCGTCGTCACGAGGGCCTTGCATAATCTCGCCAACGAACCGGCTGCTTATCATGCCGTCTTCGGCAGCTACCCTTAGCGTTGAATTCAGCTTCTCGACGTGATCGTAAAGCGCGCCCACTTTTGTTTTTGTGCGGGCATTGGCGGCCTCAATGACTTTGTCAGGCAGGCCGAAGAATCCGTCGTCGAGCTTTTGCCCGTATCGATAACGCTGGGTGCGCCGGATCTTTTCTAGTACTGGCAACGCCTCCACGACCAGGGCCTCGCTCAAAACCAGCAGGTGTAGCCGCTTCCCCTTCTTCTCGTTGCTGTTCCGGGCGCTGCCGCGCCCTTCAAAATCTGGCTTCATGCTTAGATGGATTCACTGACACCGCGCACGGTCACGTGGCCACCCGCACCCCACGGAGTGCTATTCGTGCTGAGCGTGGACGCGCCGCAGCGCTGCCCGTGGTCGTATGGCCCACCGGCGACGCACTGTCTCCAATCGTCGCGGTAGACCTGGCCGCGACCGAAGCTGGAATCCTTGCCGACGTTGACAGCTGAACTATCCCACACCCATGGGCCGCTTGCTCGGTCATAGTTACCGTCGAGTTGCTCCCACAGGTTGCCGACGGTATCAACAAAACCAAGGCACGAAACTGATTTCGCGACGGCACCAGTAGTTGTCGGCCCGTTGTTTGATGTCGCTGTCCACGCTGTGTCGTTGTTGCCATCGTTGCCCTGGGGTGCGCCATAGGCCATTGCTTTCCACTCTTCCCACAGCGGGCGGCGCATGCCGGCGGCCACCATGCCTCGATAGAGGTCTTCACGCACGTAGCCGCCGGTATCTCGCACAGGCGTTGCGTTGTAGCGAGAGCCGTACACCTCGTTTGGCCAGTCGCCAGCAATGCGGCTCAACTGGTAGATCGAGCCCCACTTGCCGGGCATAAACTCTGCCATGCCCTCGGGGCTCGCGACGGGCCGGTGCTGCAGATCCCAGCAGCTGTTTGACAGGATCTGCACACCGGGCACAAACGCAGCGTTAAAGCGCTCGCTGATTGGCCGGTGACGACCGACGTGAAAGCCGCCGATTTTGCGCGATTCTTCGGCTGTTGCTCCGGTCGGTACCGTGGAGTTTTTGCTGGCCACCAGCGTGGCGATGCCGCTGTAGTCGCGCACGGCATAGATGTAGATGTCATCACCGAGCTCGAGCGCGGCGAAGCTGCCATCGGTGTGGTCCAGCGGGTCCCATCCAGATAGCGCGTCGAGTATAAACCCCTCGCCATTACCCCCGATATTCAGCGTGCCCTCAGGTATGTTGAGCGTGTCGCCATTCGCTTTTGCGATCTGCCCAAAAAGCGATGCAAATCCAGCGGCCTGGCCGGCAATAACTATTCTGCTTCCAGCTGCCATTAGCGCGTCTCCTTGATTGTGCTGATTAGGGTATCCACTTCATCAGTCGTGAGCCCCAGGCGATGAATGGGGGCGTTGGGGTCCTCTTCGAGGCGCAACTGTCGGCGCCGACCGTCCTCGTCCTCGACGACAAAATAACCAGGCCCAGGGCCGTCGGGCTGTTCGTCGGCGTTGAGGTCACGGTCGAAAACGTAGTGCTTGGTGTTGTCACGCAGGCTCTTGAGATGATCGATCCCACGCTGCCTGTTCTCATCAGTTGCCCAGCTGGTACCGAGGTAGCCGACCAGGTACTCGATATCGTGCCGGGTCTGGATGATCTTGGGGTAGCCGTACATTAGATCTCCTCCATGGCGAGGGCGCCGTTGATGACGATGAGCTTGTGGCTGTCGATGGGCAGGCGGGCATCCATGGCCGACTTGAGGCCGGCGGGGTGCACGGCGCGGTCGGTGCGGGTGCCGTCGCGGGCCTGCTCGCTGGTGGCGAGCTGCACCATGCCCTGGTCGCTGGTAGTGGCGGCCGGGTGGGCACGGCTCTCCTGGTGGGCCTGCAGGGCCTGGGCGGCGGCTTCGCCGATGGCGTCGGCATAGCCGCGGGTGGCGAGCACCACGCTGGGATCGACCTTCAGGGTGACGGCGGCGGTGTCGCTGACCTGGAGCACCATGCGCACGGTCTGGGTGCGGCCGGAGCCTTCGTCCAGGGTGGGCTTGTAGGTCTCGGGGTAGTTGCCGTAGGCGATGAGGTCGCCGGCGGCGTCGAAGACGCCGATCTCGCGGATGGTCCAGCCGCCGACGTCCGGCGGCATGACCTGCTCGACGACGACCCAGTTGGGGTTGTCGGCAT